TAAAATAAACATTTTTTAAAATATTTTTTTTCAAATTCATTTTTGATTTTTGTTTTCATATTTATTCCTTTATTACAATTTTTTATTTAAAAATTCATTAATTTCTTTTTGTTTCAATAACTATTCTCTAAAATAAATCTTTAATACTATCAAAAGACATAATATTTTCAAAATTATCTATTTTTTTATTTCCAATTTTAAAATTTAAACATTTTTCTAAATTATTATCATAAATAAAATTTAAATTTTCTTCATTTAATTTTGTATTATTATAAGTTGAAATAATTTTATTTTTTATTTCAATTGGAATTTTTTTCATATCAATTAATTTTCTATTTATTTTAAAATTTTTATAAAATTGTTTTTTATCTTTTACTTTTTCTTTTATAAATTTTGAAGGATTATTAATTAATTTTTCAGCAGTTTTTTCGCCAAATCTTGCTTTCTTAAAAATATCCCCTTCAAAATTTTCAATTATTTTTTCTTGTTCTTCTTCTGAAAGATTATTAAATTCATAAGGAGTAATTTTGATACTTTGATTTTTTAAATGATTTAAAAATTCTTTTGAAAATTCCACATTATACATAACTGATGGTATTTCATCAACTTTATCACCAATTAAAATATGAATTAATCTTTTTTTCTTTAAATCATTTTGAATTGATTTTGAATTTTTAATGAATTCTTTTTTAATAGGATCATATAAATCAGTATGTAAATTATCTATTAAACTTTGAACCCAATCTTTATCAGAAGTAATTAATAAATTTTTTTCATTATCAATTGTAGATAATACATATCCAATATCATCAGCTTCTGCATATTCAACTTGAATTACTTTAACATATGATTTAAGAAAATTTAATAATTCATTTTGATATTGAAAAAATTCATTGTAATTTATTTCACTTTCATCTCTATATTTTTTACGTGAAAATTTATAATATTTTTTTGCAAATTCTTTTCTCCAATTTTTTCTATCATCAATTGCTAAAACAATTTCACCATATTCATCAATAAATTCATTTGAAATTTTATTTAATGATTGAAGCATTTGATAAAAATAAATTTGAATATAATCTTCAGTTATTAATTTTCCATCTTTTTTTCTTGGCTTACAATTATACATACAAGTAAATAAATTTCTATAACTTAAATGTTGAAAATCAATTATAATCATAACAAATCCTTAAAAGGACGAAATTAATCGTCCAAGAAACTTAAATCATCGTCATCATCAATTGTAGTTGAAGTTGAAACATCTGTTTTTAATTCATTATCAATATTTTCAACTTTTTCTTCTTTTGTTTCAACTTTTTCAGTTTCTGATTTTAATTTTACAGGATCTGCAATTGTATTATCAGTACTTATTCCTTTATATAATGATACTCCCATTGATTTAAGAATATCTTCAGCTTTTCCTTCAAAAATCCAATGTAATTTTTCAATTACTTCATCATATGTCATATAATGATCTTCTTGTAACCATTCATCTAATTTATATGTACTTTCAAGTACTTCTTTAAGTTTTTCTTTATCTTCAAATAATGGTGTAGGATCATAATGGACTGTATCATCATAATTATAAAATCCACCTGTTTTTTTCATAATTAATTTAATATCAGCACCTTTAATAGGATCCCATACATTAATAGGTTTTGCACCTAATGCAATATCTTCTTTTGATGGTCTTAACCAACCTAAAAATTTATCTTTTAATTTAACTCCATAATCCCATAATTTTACTTGACCATTATTTTCAGATTTAATTGGGTCATTTACTATATAAATATTTGAAATAAATCTTTCACTTCTTTTTAAAACATTTAAAAATTTTTTTGCTTCATCAGTTCCAATTTTATATAATTCTTTTCTTAATTCTGCAATAGGATCAGGTAAACCAATACTTTCTCTACTTTCAAATTCAAAAAATCTTTTTGAACCAAAAGGTTTTGCAGAAACATTATATTTATATACTCTTACATACGGGACAATTTTTTCTTCACCATTTTGAGTAATTTTACCAGGTAATAATCTGATTCTTGCAATTCCAATATCATTGTCATTTCTTGAAAGTTTCCAAAATCTTGGGTCAGGTCCAAATTTTTTATTTGAAGGTTGAATTTTTTCAATTGTTTCAAACATACTATCTAAATTTTCAAACATAAAATCTCCTTTAATTAATTTTTTGCTAATTTGTGGCAATTATTGGCATTATTTGGCATTATAGCCTAATTTTGCCTTAATTTGCCTAATTTTTGCAACTTTCAGTTTTAATAACTTAACTTCACAATAAAATTATATCAAAAAATAAAAAATCTGTTAATTTTGAATTTTTTCTGAAATTACAATTTTAACTTCAGGAAAATCTATAGGATAAATAATTCCTAATTTTATGTCACCATTTGTAAAAAATTTAAATTTATAATCAATCATTGGTAATTTTAAAACTTCGTTTAAATTTAATACAATTTTATCATTCATATCATTTTCAATTTTTATTTCACTTTCATCTTCTAACTCATTTCCATTCTCCTTTCCAGTAATTATTTTATCTTTTTCAATTACCATTGTATCGTGACCAAGTATTTTTGCTCTTTTAAGAATATCTTTAAATTCTTCTTCAGAAATTTGAACTTCACCAATTAAATCAAATGTATTTTCTACAAGACCTAATGAATCTTTATTTACATCAATAAAAATATTTGCAGGACTTTTTCTTATTTTTTGTTTAATTTTATCATTACTGATAATAATATCAGTTTCATCAATTTCAATTTCAGGTTCATCAATATTATCAATTACATTAAGTAATACATCTGTTTTAATTATTCCAAATGGATTTTCAAAATCTTCAGCTTCTTCACCAGTTTTTGATAAATCAATAAATGCAATTAAACTTTTTGTTTGATTTGAAATTGCAGTTATTGGATATTCAAATTTAACTTGAGGATTAAATAGAAACATTTTCATTAAAGTTCTTGTTCTTGCAGTTTTCATTAATTCTCCTTTCATAAAATTATTATTTTAAAAAATGAATATAATAAAACTATCAAAATTATAATTAAAAAAATTTTAAAATAATTATCATTTCCTTTTATCAATTCATCTATAATTACTAAAACACCACTTAAAATTAATATTATTGCTATTATTTTAATCATTCTAAAATTATTTTATGAAAATATAAAAATGGAATAAATATTCCAATTAAAATAAAAAATAAAATCAAAAATGGTAAAAAGAAAATAATAAATATCCAAGCAATTAATAATTCTTTATAATTTTCTGTATATTCAGTCAATACAATTGCAATAACAAATGTAAAATATAAATAAAAAAATAAAGTCATTTTTATTCCTTTATTTCAAATAAAATTGAAATTAAAAACATTAATAATAAAATAAATTGAATTTTCATTTTATTCTTCCTTATAAAATTATCCAATCAAAATCATCAATATATTTAATTTGTTCATATCCATCATATTCATCAATTATAAATTTTTTACCTTCTTCAACTTCTTCAACTTCTAATCTTGAGCAACACCCACTAACAAATTCTGAACCTTTTTCTTCAATTAATTTAATTAAATATTCATCAGTTCTTACATTTAATCTATCTCTATAATATAAATCTATTTCTTCACCTTTTTCATTTAAAAATATCACATTATCATATTCATCTTTAATAGTTTTAAATTTAATTCCTCTTCTTTTTAATAATTCTTTAATTGCTTTATCTGAAATTTCAAATCCACCATAACATTTATTTAAAACAATTTTTTTCATTTTATCTCCTTTATTTTTATTTACAGTAAAATTATATCAAAAATAAATTTAAATGTCAATAAATTTTCAAAAATTTTTTATCAAATTTTTCAGTTGTTTCTAAAATAAAAACTTCATTTGAAATTATTAATGTTAAATTTTTTAAAATATAAATTTTATTATTTTTATAATTAATTATTTTAAGAATCTTAAATTTTCCATATCCATCAATTTCAATGTACTTTTCTTTAAGCACTTTTATCCTTAAAAAGTTTTTATTTTTCTTAAAAAATTCATATAAATTTTAGGTATTTCATCATATAAAAATTTTTGAATAAGAAATTCTTCATTAAATTTAGGTTTCAAAATTTCATTTTTGAAAATTTTATTTTCGTGACCAACTAATAGTTGTTTTATAATTTTATAATTTAATTTTTGATATGTTTTATTGTATTGATTATTTATTTTATTAATTAATAAGTATTTTGTTTTTTCAAAATTATTATTTTTTAAATTTTGATTTATTGATTTTAATAATTCTTTTTGAATAATATTTTCATAATAATTAATTAAATCAGTTTTAACTGATTTATTATCTTTTATAATATTGATTTTGAAATTAAAGTTTAATATTTTTACTTTATTAAAAATTATTTCATTTGTATGTTTTTTAATAATCTTATAAATATTAATATCCATTTTTGGTAAAAGTATTTCATCGTGTATTCTTATTGGATAATGAATTGGATCTTTAACATATTTTTTTATATCATTTATAATTGAATTCATTAATGTACTTTCAATTGACATAAAAAGATTTGATAAAGATTTTTTTCTTTGATTTAATGTTTTTCCAATTCCAATTGCATTTGCAATAATTGTAAGTTCATTTTGAAATTTATCTATTAAATCAATATTTTTTATTAAAAAAATTAATACATCTTCAAAAGTAATATCATTATTTACTTCTTTTATAATTTTATCAATAGATTTAACAAATGATTTTACAAACTTAGGTAAAGAATCAATTCTTAAAGTTGAAAGATCTATTTCTTTTAAATAAGAAAGAATTGCTTTTACATTTGAACTGAAAAGAATTTGAAGATGAATAAGTTTTAAAATTTGTTCATATTTTTCATTAAATCCTTTGAACTTTTTAAAATATGTTTTTCTAAATTTTGCAAATGATCTGAATAATTTTAATTCTTTTCCTGTAGAATTTTTAAAATATTCATAAATTGCAAATCCTGCCATATTTGAAATATCAATTGAATAATAACCATCAAAAAGTAAAAATCTTGCATCTTTTGGCATATTTGCAACTAAATTATATTCTCTTTGATTGTTTTCTGAAATTGAATTTTCAATTACTACTTTTGTGTATCCATTAAAATCATAAAAATATCTTTTTTTATTAAAATTAAAATCATTTCTTACTTTTTCAAGTCTTTGAATTTTTTTAAAAATTCTTTCTTCTAAAAATTTTGGTAATTCATATGTATTGCAATAAGTATCAAGATAAAAATTCAAATTATCAATTTTTGATAAAAATTTTCTTATATTTTTATTTTTAAAATATACAACTTTTAAATTGAACTTTTTTAATTCTTCATATTTAAAATTTGTTACTTTTGCGTTTTTTACTTGTTTTTGTAATTCTTCAAAATTCACATTATTAATATCTAATTCATCATATATGTACTTTTGTAATTTATATGGATTTACAATATAACCATATCCTCTAAGTCCTTCAAAAGGCACAGTAAAGCCATTTAAATCATATTTTGATGCAGTTTTTGTAATGTTATTTCCCTGATGTATTAAATAAGGTTTCAAAATTTTTCTAATAATTTTAATTTCTCTTGAAGTTAATCCTAATTCATATAAATAATTTATTGAAATAATATAATAAATTTTATCAGTGAGAATATTTCCAGAAGCAATTCTTCCTAATGTAGAAAATACATTGAAGATACTTTTAGGTTGAGGATTGAATTCTTGTAGTATTTCAATTATTCTTTTATTTAATTGTGGATTTTCAAAATTGTAGAAGTATGTATTTTTCAAATTGCCCTTCCTTTATAATAATTTTTTGAAATTTAATTTAGTAAGGGAAGAAAAGGAAGGGCAATTTGAAAAATTCTTCCCTTACTAAATTAAATTTTCAATATTATTTAAAATTTTAACAAAAAAATAGAAAATCTGTTAAATTTTTAATTATTTAAAATTTAACATTTTTGTTTTTTATATTTTATATTATTTAAAATTTTAAAATCTAAAAGTTCTGAAATTTTTTCTTTATATTTTTCATAAGGTAATTTATTAATTATTTTACAATATTTAAAAAGTGGACATTGAAAACAATTCAATTTACAATTAAATCCAATTATTTTATTATTACAAAAATAAACTTCTCTAATAAAATTAAAATTATATGCAATTAAAAAATTGTTTAAAAATTGATTTTTATCAATCAATAATTTCCTTTTAATTTTATTTAAAAAAATCCATTAATAATATCAACTCCACCAAATATTTCAGTATGTCTTCTGTCTGAAATATTAAATTCTTTTAATTTTTCTTTAATAATATGTCCTTCTTCTAAATAAATTGATAATCTTTCTTTGAAATGTTTCATCATATGATTATCATATGTTTTAACAGAACAATCATCAATAATATCAAAAATTCTAACTTTTTCTTTTGAATTATGTTTTCTTATTGTTCTTCCTAAACTTTGAACTATTGTAATAAATGATTTAACTGAACTTGCAAAAATTAAATTATGTAAATTTTTAATATTAATTCCAGTTGAAAATGTAGCATAATTTGCTACAATAATACAATTTTTTTTATTTTCAACTTTTTTTCTAATTTCTTCTCTGATATTTGCATCTACATCACCATAAATAAAAAATATATTTTCTTCTTCTAATGTTTTAACATTTAAATTATATTTTTCAATTAACTTTTTTTCTTTTTCAGTAATTACATTCAAATAAATTAATTCATTTTGTAATTCTTTTGCTTTTTTATTTGTTAATTTTGGAATAAATTTTCCATTTTTTATTAATTTTTCAATTATTGAATAACCGTGTTTAATTGTATTGAATAATATTAATGTATTTCCAAATTCATTTGTTGCTTTTTTTGCTAAATTTACAATATATTCAGTTCTTTCCGGTAATTCTTCAAATAATTTTTTTTCTTTATGATAATCTAATTTTCTTACTTCTTTCGCAAACTTTTTATTATATTTTAATCTTAATAAAATAATTTCAATAGGAGTTCCAAATCCCATTTCAATTAAATCTTTTGCTTTAATAATTGAATAAATTTTTCCCAAAGTTCCAATAATTGATAATTGCTCTACTCTATCTTTTGGAATACTTCCAGTAAATCCAAATTTATATTTTGCATTTAATGCACTTGGTATAATTATATCTGATAATTTTGAACTAAAATTTTTTGCTTTTTGAACCTCATCAATAATTATACATCCTATATCTTCAAATAATTCTTCAGATTTATAAATACTTTGCCAAGTAGTAATTGTAATAGGTTTATCAAAATGTTTTTCTTTACCCGCAAAAATTTTATATAAATCATTTTTTATATCATAAGAACTATTTTTAAAATATTCTAAAAAGTCTGAATAAAATTGTTCTACTAAACTTACATTAGGAACAATTAAAACTGTTTTAATTCCTTTTTTATACCATAAATATGCAGCAATTATTGCTTGAGTCACGGATTTACCTGAACCTGTTGCCATTTCAAAAATTCCACGACCTTTATATAAGGCAACTAAAATTGCTTTTTTCTGATAATCTCTTATTTCAAATGGTAAATTAATACTATTAATAAAATTAATAACATCTTCTTTATCAAAATCATATTTTGTTGGATTTATTTCTTTATATTCAATATTATTAATCTTTGCAAATTCTTTAATTAAATCCAAAAATCCTTTTGGGATAATCAAATAATCATTTTTTATTGTATAAAATTTTACAAATCCGTCCCATATACCTTGTTTATATGCAGGAACAAAATAACAATTATTGTCTTTTGCTTTCAATAATTGTGCAATTTTTAATTTTAATTGTGCAGGTTTTGTAATTAAAGCAGAAAAAGATTCATTTAAATTTTTTACTTTAATTATCATTATTTATTCCTGCAATTCATCTTTAACTTCATCAATAAATTCTTTTAATTGATTTTGAACTGATTTATTTTCTAAAGATAAATTATATAAATTTTCAATTAATCCATTTGCAATTACATTATCTGAAAATGTCATATATTTCATAATTCTAACAAAATGATCAATTAATTCAATACTAGATGAATCTTCATTAATTACAAATGTTGTTCCGTCATTGAGTTCAAGTTTCATTTTTAATCCTTTATTGTTTAATATAATAAGTATTTACTAATTCTTTTCTTGTAAAATGCATATATCCATCTGTCCATCTTCTTGATTGTTTATCATACCAAATATTTAATATTTCTATTTTATTATTAAAATTTATTCTATAAAGTGTCAATTCTTTATCTTTATTATTATCTAAATCTTTAATTTCAAGTTTTTTGAAATTATTATTTTGAATTATTTCTTCTCTTTCTAATTCTTTTAATTCATCTTTAATTTTATTTAAAACTTTATATTTAATTTCTGTTTTTTCTTCAAGTAATTCAAAAATTTTATTTCCTAATTCTAAAATTTCATTTTTAATATTATAAATATGATTTAAAATTTCTCTTGTTTCAATAAATGCATTTTCTTCATTTTCCCATCCTCCTGCAGAAGGTTGAAAAATAATTTTATTATCTTTTAAAACTTTAAAATTAATTACATCAGTCCAAGCAGATTTTGGTGTAATATTTATTAAAATACCATCATTGTTGATAAAAGTTGATTCAGATATTTCAATTTTTTTTGTATTATTTATTTTAATTATATTTATAATTTGATTTTTAATATTTTCAATTTCATTCTCAATATTTACAATTTTTTCTTGAGCAATTTTTTCTTTTTCTTTTAAAGTTTTAATTTTTTCTTTTATATTTTTCATTTTGTCTCCTTGATTTTTATTTACAATAAAATTATATCAAAAATTAAAATGAATGTCAATAGAAAAAATCAAATATTAAAAAAATTTTTATTTTTTAATTCAAATTCTTTTTTGTTTCCATTATTGAAAATAAATTTAATTTTAATTATATCAATATCAATTAATATTCTTTGTGTAATTGAAACATATTCTTCATTATCATCTGAAATTTCAATTTTATAATCTTCTCTGAATAATTTTAATAATGTTTTATTATCAATTTTTTTTCTTAATTCATTGATAAATTCATCAATTTGTTTTGTATTTTCAAAAAATCCAACTTCTTTAATTTTTCTATATAATTCTTTATATAATTCTCCTCTTATAATTGATTTTTTTGCTTTTTCTAAATCTTCTTTATCTGAAATTGAATTATCACCAATTTTTTGTAAAACTTTTTCAGCTATTTTTTTCAATCTGTTTCTTACAGAAGTTTTTCTTGACATATCATATGCAGTATTATAATCAACTCCTGGAAACATTTCCATTATAACTCTATCATCAATATCATCATTTATAATTTTTTGAAGAATTTTTATAAAATTTGGATTTTCTTCAATTTTTTTAATTATTTGTTTTTGAGTTAATGCTTTCATTTTGTCTCCTTGATTTTTTTTATTTATTTACAATAAAATTATAACAAAAATTGAAATGAATGTCAATAGTTTTAACTTTTTATTTTAAAAAATTTTAAGAATTCATTGGAACTTGTGGAAAACATTTTAATGCTTTAGGACTATATTCAATTATCCATTCCCAAGTCCAATCATCATCAATATTTAATTCTATTTCTTTACAATTTTCAATAAAATCAATATATTTTTTTGCATCTTCAATTGTTCCATCAATCCAATCACCTTCTTCATTAAAAATATTAACATAATCAACTTCAAATTTATAACCTTTTTTATATTCATAATTTACATATTTTAACCCAATAGAAATTGCACCATATCCATCTTTAATCATTTTCTTTTTAACTAAATCATCGTAAATTCTTTCATCCATATTAAAAATTATATCTGCTAAAATATCACCATCAAAATCTGGTAATTCATCTGAAACCCATTCTTCAATTTCATAAATCCTATTACTAATATATTTTCCACCGATTTTATTAATATAAACATAACCTAAATTTCCAGATGATTCTAAAATTTCTTTTAACATTTATCAATCCCTTTTTATTTTTATTTAAAAATATATTGGTCTATATACCAAAAAATAAATGCTCCAATTATTTGAATTAATATTAAGTCTATATATTCTTTATATTTAAAATTTTTAGTTAAATTAAATTTATTAATTAAATAAAGTGGTATCATCATAATAAATGCAGAAAAAATCCATCTTAATAAATATAATAAAAATTTAAAAGAAAAATAAGATATCATTAAAATAATCCTTTTAATGAACTTGTTTTCTTTAATTCCCAATTTAAAACATTTGACATAATTTTAATAGGTTGTTCTATAACTTTTTCATATTGAGTTTCAACATCAATAAAATCAATTAATTTTGAATATTCTAAAAATTTTTCATCTTGAAAAGCAATTACATTTTCATTTCCTAAATAATTTGGAACTTTCAAATAAATAAAATTAACTTTATTACCTTCTTCAATTAATTCAAATTTATCTTCTAAATCATTTTCAATTATAAATTTATTATGTAATATACTTGCTCTGCTTTGAATAGGTGCAGGTAATTTTTTGATAATATTTCCATTTTCATCAATTACAAATTTATACCAACCGTCTGAATATTGTTTGTATGCTAATGAATTTACTCCACTAATTCTTGCAATTTGTTTTGCACCTTCAATTGTTTTTGCGATATTTTCAAATTCTTTTTTTACTTCTTTTAATTTATTTTGTAAATCAGATTCTTCTTTTAATAACATAATCTCTAATACATCTTTAAATACTTTTTTTGCAAATTCAGGAGTTGAACTTTTTACTAAATCTAATCCTGTTACTGATAATGAAGGTTGTGTATAATATGTACCTTCTTCCCATAATTTTGCAACTGCGTATTTTTTCTTTGCAACCCATAATCCTCTATACATAATTTTTTCAACTTTAGCTCCTACAAATCCTTTATGATATGCATTAAACATATTTTGGATTTCATCAACTGATTCATTAATAATAGGTTGAATTTCTTTATCAATAAATTTTAAAATATAATCAGTTAATTCTTTTATTTCATCTTCATTAAATTCTTCAAAAGATTTTCCAAATTTTTTATTAATTATTTTAGTTACAATTTTATTAATATTAATATATGCAGAATCTGTATCTTGATAAATAATTGCATTATCAATTTGATATTTTTCTTTTAAGAATTTTGCAATTTTTTCACCAGTGTATCTATTTAAGAATCTTCCTGTAAATGTAATTCCAGCAGCAATATCTCTATTAAATAAAATAAAACTTGTATTTGAAATTGCTCCATACAAGCTGTTAATCATAATTTTCAATGCCATTTGTAATATTTTTTTAATATTTGCATAAGTTTCTAATTCTGATTTGTTTTCAATATCATCAATAAGAATATCATAAACATTATCCCAATTAATTTCACCATTTTCAATTTTTGTAATTATTTCATTTATTTTTAATTTTTGTGAACCTTTTTTATTTTTAAGAATTGCATTAGCTAAAAGCATTTTTGTTTTTTCTTCTTTTCTTTGATAATAAATTTCAGCAACTACTTGTGAAATTATTCCTCTTTTATCTTTTCTAAAAAATCCTTGACCATTGAAAATAACATTATATTTATGTGTTAAAAATTTTATTCTTTCTTGTAATTTTTCATTTTTTAATAATTTTTCTTCATCTTCATCTTCAAATAATTTTACAATTTCTAATAAATCAATTGGTAATTTTGTTTTTGGAATATAAGTACTTGCACAAAGATTTAACATATCCATAATACTTGGATAAAGTGAATTAAAGTCAATTGAAATTAACCATTCGTGTCTTCCTGTTTGTGGATTTTTTACATATCCTCCTACAATTGGTCTTGTCAATTGATGTTTTTCATCATTTGGTAAAATAATATTCTCTTTCAAAGCAATATGTCTTAAATGAATTGCCCAAGGTTGAACTGTTGCTAAAGCTACATCATAATTACATCCCATTAAATATGCAATTAATGTTAATGTATTAATTAAATTTAATTTTTTTTCTAAATTGTATAATACAATAGGATCTTGAATTGCATATTCAAAAAATTTGTCATAATTTTTTTCGTAAAAATCAAAAATTGAAGTATATTCACCATAATCAACTTTACCTTCACCTTCATTTAAATATTTATAAGCTACATATTCCAATTTATAACTTGGTAAATCTTCATATGTAAATGTTTTTAATAATTCTAAATAATCTAAACAATATAATCCTTTTAAATTCAAATTAAAATGTATTAATTTCCATTTATCTAAATTATTTTTATTTTCTTTTAAAAATTGAAATAAATCAATTTGTTTATAATACTTTTTAAATTCACCAGTTTCTTTATTTTTAAATTCACATTTGAATGAATATTCTTTTAATGGAGACAATAATGAAATATCAAAATTAATTTTAAATGATCTGAATAATAAATATGCAAAGTCAAATAAATTACCATTATATGCAGTAATAATACTTGGATTTAATTTTTTAATAATTTTTTGTAAATAATTAAACATTTCAAATTCTGAATCACATTTAATAAATTTTACATTTTTATATTTTTCTTTAATTTTTTTTGAAGGTTCTTCTAAATATAAAATTATTACTTTTCCAGTTTTACTATCTTGTAATTGAATATGTGTAATTGGTGCATCAGCTAAATGAGGTTGAGGAAATTTTCTATTATTCAAATCAATAACTTCAATATCTAAATATAAAATTCTCGGATTTGGAATTTCTTTTTTCCAATAATGCTTATTAATATAATCAATAGTTTCATCATAATCAATTATTTTTTTATCTAAATTTTTAGATTTAAAATCATTTTTTATATTACTATTTTTAAATTCTTTTTTTAATAATCTGAATTCACCTGTAATATATTTATAATTTCCTGCACTATCTTCAATATATATTCTACTTGGAATTTTGATTTTTTTGAATTCATTATTAACTCTTACAAAAATTCCATTTTTTGTTTTAAAAATACCTTCATACATTATTAACCTTTAATTAAAAAATTCTAAAACATCTCCAGACGTTGTTTTTATAATAATTTTATCACCAATATGTTGCATATCAATAATTTCATAACTATTAATAGTATCATCATTTTTAATATTATCAATATCAATATATTCAATATAAATTTGAAATTCATTAGGATTATTAAAATAAAATTTAAAATTTAATACTTCTTTTACATATGAAGGATTGTATTTAAGATTTTTCTTATCTATTAATAAAACTAATTCTTTTGAAAAACCTAAATCATATAAAGATTCTTCAATTGAATAACCTTTTTTAATTTCTTCTTTAATATAATTTATAATATCCATTGAAAGTAACCCATAATTATTAAGTTTCAATAATAAAATATTTTCTCCAAAATATTTTTTAATAATTGATACATCTATTTTTTTAAAAATAAATCTATATCTAATTCTTCCAGGTCTATTTAATAAATAAGGATTAATTCTTTTAATATCATTTGCAGTAAATAAAAAAATATGATTATTATTTTGATATAATCCATCTAATAAACTTAAAAATTCTTCTTGTTTATATTCATTATCATAATATTCTTCAGATTTTCTAAACATATAATTTTTTTCAAATTCATCAAAAACAAATATACATTTTTCAAATTTTAATGCAAGTTCTTTTACAATATTTGGATTAATTTTTTCTATAATAAATACATAATAATCATTTTTTAATTCATTTATAATATGTTTTACTAAAAGACTTTTTCCAAATCCTGATTTTCCTATAAATATTGAATTAGCTTTATTTTTAATAACTTTTTCTTTAATTCTTTTATATTCATCTCCATCTAATTCAGATAAATTATCTAATTTCATTTTTTCAAATTTAATACTTTTATCATAATTAACTTTATATATATCTTTAGGTAATTCTTTTAAAATTAATTCATTATCAATATCAATCATATAAATTTTATTTTCATCTTTATAAAAAACCATATTTACTCCTTATTTTTAATTAAATTTCTTTAACAAATTTTAATTCTTGACCACAATTTTTACAAAAATATCTTTTTCCTCTTTTTTGAATATTATTATGCATTCTTGTTGAAAGATTAAATTCAGAACAATCACATTTATATACAAATCTATTTTTTGTTTTAAAATATTTACTTTCATCAATTGGTAATTTTGATTTTGCAGTAGGATTTTTTAATCCTAAAGTTTTTGCAATTTTTTTCCATTCTTTTCCGTGATCTCTTACAGTTGGACCATATTTTGCCCAAGTAACAACGTGAGCAAATTCGTGAATTAAAACTTCATCAATATAAGCTTCTCCAAATTCTTCAAGTAATTTTTCATTTAAATGAATTGTATTAGATTTTGTTTTATAACAACCTATCATTGTTGATGAATCTAAATCAAAAACAATAGAAGGATTAACATATATAAATTTTTCATCTTTTGCAATTTTTTTAAGATTTTCAAATTTTTCAAAAACTTTATTTTTTAAAATTTCAATTTTTTTCATTTTATCTCCTTGATTTTTATTTACAATAAAATTATAACAAAAATTAAAATGAATGTCAATATAAATTGTTAAGTTTTTTTAAATTTTTTCCGCAAAAAACATTTAACATTTTGAAATTATTTGTATATTGAAAATAATGTTCTAAATCAAAATCATCAATACAAATAATTTTATTATTGTTATCAATAAGAACTTCTATTGCAAGAATTCTATCTT